TGCAACAAATGAAAGTGAAAGGCTCAAAGTGGATGGCATTGGATTTCAAGGCTTTTGACAAGAGTATCACTAGTCAGATGATGTGGGCTGTCTTCAGTGTGATCAAGCGCTCTTTTGAGCTGAAAGGTGTGGCTGTTCCCGATGAGATGGAAATGCTGTTTGGGTGTGTGGCTGAACCAAGGTACATAATATACAATGATGTTTGGCAAATGAGCAGGACTCATCCTTCTGGAGAGCCAATGACTGCTGTCTTGAATTCAATTCTGGTATCTATCTTGTATAGATATTGTTTTGTCAAGATTGCTTCATCGGTGGATCCTATGAAGGCGAGTCCTGAGCAATTGCGGCATTGTGTATCATTGTGTTCATATGGTGATGACAACATTGCAACGGTGCATCCATCTTGTTCGTGGTTCAATCAACAGGCTTTGACAGCTGCTATGAGAGAAATTGGAATGCAAATGACACCTGCACAGAAAAATACTGAGATGAAGATCTATGAAAAGTGTGATGAAGTTACATTTTTGCAACGTCATTGGCAATGGTCAGAGAAACATGGTGTACATGTTCCTTTGAGAAAAGTCAAGGATATTGTGGAAATGGTGAATTGGATTCGCACTGGGAATGATCCTCATGAACAAGTGTGTTTGAATGTGGATGATGCTTTGTATGAGTTGCATTTTCATGGCGTGAGTGTGTACAATATGTGGAGAGGCAAGTTTGAGACTGCATTGAATTTAATGGATATCAAGCATGTGACTCTATCGTATGGTGAGCAGTTGCGTTTGTGGAATGAGAGATACAGAGTGTAATGTGTATGAATGTGTTTCAGCTCATTGGGCTGTATGCAAACTCTTTCAGTTGTGAGAGGTGACACTGACATTAGCATTTGGCGAATGTTTAATGTAAATAGCCAGAGTGCAAGTGAGAGAGCCTGGGTTTATTGCTTGCATGTTTTCATAGATACAACAGGCTTCAATGTGACGTATGGCAGAAATAAATGAAAATGTTGATTTGGAGAAAGAGAATACCGTGTTGTTTGCTGATTCAACAAAGGTTGATAAAGTGAATGTTACCCCTCACCAGCTGAGTTTTAACGATTATGTTAAAAGTTGGTCGGAGAAGGGTGAAGGAACGAAAGAAGCATCACAAGATATTATCTCTATGTTATCTCGTCCAGGATTGGTTGCCAATTTTGAATGGGCTGAAACTGATGAGAATGATAAATTGTTGCGTGTGGTCGATATTCCAGAGATGATTATGAGTAGTAAGTTCAAGGCAGCAAAACTGAAATATTTCAAGTATTTTAGATCGGATTTCCGTTTGCGTGTCGTGATTAATGCTACTCGTTTCCATGCTGGAAGATTGTTGATTGTGTGGGCACCTGGGACTAAGTTGTGTTCGGTTGCAGGAAGGAATGAATTGGATATTGCTTCTCTATTGTGTTTTCCAAGCATTATAGTGGATCCAGCAACTAATCAATCAACTGAATTCACTATTCCGTTCATATCTCCATTTTTGTACTATCCGAATATTACTTATGGGGACGCTACTGCTGACTTGTGTCAATTTTTGACTCAGAATATGGGAGTTGTGAAAGTGTTTGTTCTCAACAAATTGTCGTCTGGTCAAACAACTACAACACCAGTTTCTATCTCTATATATGGGTGGTTTGAGAAGCCAGTTGTATCTGTTCCAATTTATGCCGAGATGGGTGTTGTGTCAGATGTAATTGATGGACTTGTTTCACCAATGACAGAGATTGTAACAACAGCTACTGATGCTGCATCTGGAGCTAGTCGCATGCTTCGTACTGTAGGGTTATCAAAACCAGACAATATAGGAGCAAATATGCGAGTAACGCCAGTCGTAGCAAGTTCATTAGCTTATGGAGTTGGATGTGACACCATTGAGAAATTGACAATAGACCCAAAGGCAAATTTGGAACCGTGCAATGAACTTTTTGGAACCAAGGATGATGAAATGGACATTGTTTATATAGGGAAGACGTGGGCACTGCTAGCAAGAGCTGAGTGGACAACAACTGCAAAGAGTGGAGATAAGATCTGGTCTGCTGATTTGTTTCCGCCACAGACAACAACTGCAGGGTGGATGTTACGAGCTTTCAAATACTGGTGTGGTAATGTGAGAGTAAGGATTCAAATTGTTGCAAATCAATTTGTGACTGGTAGAGTGATGGCTGTTTATATTCCTAGCGGAGTTGATTTGCCTGAGACTGCAATTTTGTCGGATTATTCTGACCAAATGTATAATCAGGTATACGATTTGACTGGAACATCAGAGTCGGAATTCACAATACCATTCAATGCTCCTTATCCCGTGTTGCCAACACCAGCGTTTGCAAGATCAGATACGTCTGATTATTGTGGAATTGACCACTATTCAATTGGTACAATTAGATTAGTGGTTGTAAATCCATTGAGAACAACGAAATCTACAGCAGAAAAAGTGTACATTAATATGTACATGTCTTTTGATGATGATTTGGAAGTTTATTGGCCTACATTAGTTGGAATTCATGGATCAGTGTATGCTTCCAATGTCTCATGGGACCAGATGGTCTTTACTGCAACGGAAGCAGATGCGGATGCTAAGAATCAATTTCCAACTCCAGCAGCACAAGCATTTACTCAATCTGGAGTCTTGTTTCAAGAATCAACAAGTGAACAAGACAAAGAAAGTGAATACGAAATGTTCCTGGATGCGGAAAATTTGGAGCTGGTGGCACAATCTGGTCGTTTGATGGCTGAAGGGGAAAAAGAAGAAGCGAAGATTGCTAATAAGAAACCCAAAGGAAAATCAGATGGACCAAAGCCAGTTGTGCAGAGTTCCAGGATTTCAACTAAACCAAATCCACTGTGGGTCTCTAGACGTGAAGCTGGATTCGCTGCAAAGTATAACTTTGGAGAGCGTGTGACCAATTTGAGGCAAGTGATCAAGAGATATTCAGTGGCTTACCATATGAAGGGTGATCTTTTGACTGCTGC